TTGTATATAATTAAAGATTATCAACGATTAAAAGCTGATGAAAGCCACGCCAAGTCCCTAGACTGGAATATAAAACGCGAAATAACAAAATCAAATTACCGTATTCATACCGATGCGATAAAAGAGAATTTAATCCCTAATCTTACTCCACAGCAGATAGCTTGTAAATATGCCAGTGAAGCTGATTTGATAAATGTTGCTTTGTTCGGACAAACTGCAAAACAATGGAGAAATCAGCACTCTGAATCTAAAGGTAATATACGTGATGAAGCTACAATTGAACAGCTTATAGTTCTAGCCAATCTCGAAAGCTTGAACGCAGAATATATCAGGGAAGGAATATCGCCTGCTGAAAGATTATCCAAATTGAATAAAATAGCTATTTATCAGCTTAATTCTTTGTGGAATAACTCCCTCAAGAGTATAGAAAAACTAAAGAGCTTAAAATAAAAATATCAGAACGCTGATGGCAGGAGAATTTTGAGCATAATTCCGAAAGGGGTACAATTTGTACCCCTCTTAAACTACTCACACCTGACGGAAAAAGTAATTCAAATACTGTATTTAGTCGCAAAAACAAAAAGAACCGCATTCTCATGCGGTTCCTAAGTTTTAAATTTGGTCGGGGCGGCGAGATTCGAACTCACGGCCTCTTGTACCCGAATTAACAAAATACAATTTCATTGCGATTTACAGAGAGTTGGGGGACGCTGAAAAGGTGCTTGCTATCTGCGTTTCCCGCTATTATGCTTTAAAATCGCTTAATTGGTTCTACAAGTTTCTAAAAAAATATTGGACAAATATTGGACAAAAAACAGCTTATCCTGACTATAAAATCAGTCAAAATAAAGATTCCCATCAAACTCTTTGCCATCAACATAGTACCCATCAGTGTACTGCCACATACTAGCATTCGGCCAGTCGCAGCGCCCGCCCCACTGAGCTACCCAATATGGCACATAACTAGCAAGTTGCTCTGTGGCAATCTGATGCTCTAACCAATCCAGGCTAGCATATATGCCACAACTATAGCCACTGCGATTACACTCACAGATAAATTCACTGCACATTGCGGTAATCTCCTGACGTGAAGGCATACCGTGACGCTGTTTATATCCGTCTGCATCTTCCATGTCAAACCATATACCCATTTCCAGCTTTTCGGGGCTTAATCCACAATCTGCTAGCGTCTCAACGACGAACCTTGCCTCCTCCTGTGCTCTTTCCGGTAATAATGCGTAACTGTAGTGATAAATACCAATTTTCAAGCCTGCAGTTAATGCGCCATTGATATTGTTGTAAAATTGGCTATCCAAATGATTCCGACCATAACCGATTCTGATAATAGCGAAATCTAAGCCAAGGGCTACCCTCCCCCAATCAACTATACCATTATTTTCGCTTACATCAACACCTCTTAACATCTTTACACCTTCTTCTTTTTGACAATATCAATCAAGCCTTTTACAGCCTCAACGCCAGCAGCGTTGAGGTTTTCTACTATACTCAACAATTCCGTTGCCGTTAAATAGCCGATGATTGTACTCACTGCCCATGCAGGCTTACTAAGCTCAACCATAATCAGATCCGCACTGGCAGCTGCCATTACGCATAGTAAATATATGCAAATCTTGCCTAAAAAACGGTGCTTCATAACTTCAGAAGAAATGAGCCCTGCACTTCTCGCCGCTTTGATGGCAATCAGCGATTGAAAAATAGTTGGCGCTGTTTTGCCTTGCTTAACCAGATAATCATGTGCAATCGCCAACCACTTAGTCAGACAGTCCAACACAACCAAAGCAGAAAACGCATAGAACAATATAGCGTGTCTGTGCAGCAATACAACCATGATAGCAGCCATAGCAGTCTTATAAGACCAACCACTGTACAACGTTTTCCCTGCAGCAAATGCCGATTCAAAAAATAATTTATAATTCATATTTTTTCCTCCTTCGCCTTATAATGAGGCTATCAATTACAAGGCGTGATAAAAACCATGAGTCAAAGTGTGCGCCGCGTTATAAACGGCCATACGTAAAGCTAAGAAATCCATCTCTTTACCTCCTATAATTCTAATGTAACAACATCAACTTCTTCCGCCGAGCCTGTAGCTTCCACCTGTGCCTTTGCCTTGCGATAAGCGATATGCAGGAGATTGGAGCGTACGGCGACGGCGGCCACGATAGCGCGCAGGTCAGCGGCGGTTACACAGACGTCCTCATTATCTGCCGTTGTCCAGCTGATTTTAGCGCCTTCGCCCTGCACGTCCAAGGCGATGATTGCGGCGCTGATGCGGTCGCGGGCTTTACTGTCGTAGTCGTAGAGGTGCCCATTATAAGCAATAGGCTCTACCTCTGCCGTATCACGCAGGCGCTTCAGTTCAATGATTTTACGTTCGCGGATATTTTCAATCGGTTCTTCGGTTTCCGCTACCTTTACTCCCAACTGCTCCAGATCAGCCTCAGCCAAGGATAGCGGGATAAAAACGCCCTCCTTAGCTAACGCTTCCGCTAAATCGTAAATATTGGAATAATTTTCTTCCATATATGTATATGTTTTCATCAAATCACCGCCTTAATTAAATACTATTTCGACTTTAATTTTCTTGCCAACATTAGCTTTCGAGAACATCCGTATAATATCAGACGTCAGGCTTTGTGTATACGCATAAAAGCCAGGGATAAAGCTCTGGTACTCAACTTCTGGAAATTCAACAGTTCCACTTGTTCCAGTGTCTACCATTGTCAACTTTACGGTGACATTAAGTTTGCCACTACTAACACCCTCAATGCTAAAGGAAAAATCTAAGAAACTACTGTAATAACACAACATTACTAGCGTTACAGCCTTTCCATCGTGTTGCACATTACCTTCGACTTCGCCGAAAGTAGCATTGTACCTAGAAAAACCATATTGATAGCCTTGCTGTCCCATGGTCATGATAAATTCGCCGTCACCTTCAATGGTACTACCATTAGCCTTTATCAAAATACGATTCAATCCCATTTAACCACCTCACGATAACTTTGTCGCTTGCGCAATGCTTGTCACGACACCACTAGGATTTTTGGTTAAAAAGATATTTAAAAGTAGACCGCTGGCTGTTATCGCTAAATCCGCAGCACTTCCGGCATATTTTAGAGTGCCAGCATTAGTAATACTCAATGCATAAGAGCCATTAGACGCTATGTAGGCTGTAAATAATGTAGTGTCACCATTGCTTATCATTCCCGCCAACGTGGACATATCCAGCGTAAGCGCACCTGTTACATTGTAGGTTGCTACAGACGTGGTAGGACTATCATATGTGCCGCTGATGCATGATGTAGCAAAATTTTCAAAGCTGAATTTTAAGTGTTGGAAGTTTTGCTGTGCCGTCCATGTATTAGCCACAGACGTGCTCACACCACCATCACCAGCACTAACATTAACATTGCCACTAGTGTCTGGGCCATTACCATTAATGAATTTAATGTATGTAGTAGCAATAGTGTTACCGTCGCCGTCTTGCGTTGCCTTTGTAGCAGCATAGGCTGTTTCTGTTTTACCTAATTTACCCCCTAAAGCAGAGTAAACAGTTTTGTTAGCAATAGGATTTGTAGAGGTAGCAGACAATGTAGTATCTACAGTGACGTTTGAGCCTCCACTAACAGTAATGGTTACGTTGCCATTGCTGTCGGGTTTGGTACCGTTAACACTCTTAACTACTCCGCTAATATCTGCTTTCTTAGCATAGGTTTCAGTAATTACATTGCCTGCGCCATCCTGTGTTGCACGTAATGCCGTACCTGTATAGTTACTTGCGTTGATAGAGCCAACACGCTGTGAGCCTTGTCGCCATGCTATTGTAGTGGCTGCACCCATTAAATCGAAACCAGAGAAAATATCAGTCCCGACTTTATTCAACAGTGCCTTATAGATAACCTTATTTTGAACTGGGTTAGTGCTTGTACTTGATATTTCTGCATCAACAGTAATATTGGATCCTGAGCCACCGCCACCGGTGCTAATATTGATGTTACCGTTGGCATCAGGCTCTTGGTTATTAATCGTTTTAACATAGCTGCTGAGGTCCGACTTGCGGGCATAAGTATTGACAATTACATTGCCGTAACTGTCCTGTGTAGCTTTTGTAGCAGCTGCTGCCGTCCCTGTTTTATCCAATTTATTATTCAGGGCAGCATAAACGGCCTTGTTAGCGATAGCGTTACTCGAAGTGCTGTCTAATGTGGTATCTACAGTAATGTTAGATCCACCGCCCCCGGTACTGATGTTGACGTTGCCGGCACTGTCAGGCTTCACATTATTGATTGACTTCACATAGCTGCTGAGGTCCGTTTTCTTGGCATATGTGCTGCTGATGATATTACCGGAGCTGTCCCGCACAGCATAGGTTGCCGTACCGTTTTTATCCAGTTTATTGTTGAGAGCCGCATAAATCACTTTGTTTTGGACAGGGTTTGTACTTGTGCTCGACAAGGTGCTGTCTACAGTAATGTTTGTGCCACCGGTTCCACCGCCGCTGCCAACATTGACGGTGACATTACCATTGCTGTCCGGTGTTATATTGTTAACAGATTTTACATAGGCTCTGCCGTTGGGTATCTGAGCATATAACGCATCAAAGTTGTTCATGATATAGTCCAAGATAGCGCTATTGTCAGAATTAACAAATGGTGTTTTCTTGCCGTAGGCTCCGGCGCGAATTATGTTGTCATGCTCATCGCGCAGCTCGCCAGGCTGAAATGCTTGTTGTTTCATTTGTCGCCTCCTTAAAAATTGGTTACATATGCATCTGACGTTCTTGTCAGCCGCATACCGTCAATTTCAAATTCTATCTGCATTGTTTCACCTCGTATGATACTTTGTATCTACTAGCATGTGGGTAATACTTGCGTTGCGGACAGAGCTGGCGGTTAATCCGCTGGGCCACGCTGCATATAAACGAACGCTCCTCTGATTTCCGCGATGTACATAGAATTGTATGAAGATATCAAAAGGTTCCCCGTTTGTGCCAAGTACTTCAACATCTGGACTAATCATTATTGCTTTAGTTGTTGCGTCGTAGTCTGTGTCTGTTATGTATGTCGCATTGTCGTAGTAATTCTCTGAAATGGTACTTGCGTGTAGAAGTAAAGGTGATTGGTTGGAGTCAAACACTAGTTTCCCGTCGCTGTTATAAACCTGCAGTCCGCAGTTACTAGATTGCTTCGGCGTATAATATCCATAAGTGTAAATGGAGATGCCTTCTATGTCTGCTTCGTCTCGATACGCTAACAATAGTTCTTTATTCTTCTTGATGATTTGTATGTTTCTTTCGTCAAGCTTATCAACTGGGCCTATCGCGACCATGCGAAACTCGTCTGCGACGGTTGATACTGCCCTTGTCTTTAAGTTGCCTGTTTGGAAACTTTCATAAGGATTTATAAAGCACAACACATCTTCTCTGGTCTGAAGGTCTGTCGCTTTGATGATTCGCTTCAACGCAATCCCGCGATACGTGTTGTCAATAGTTAAAACTTTATTTTGGTTATAAACTTTTAATCCACTATTCATTTAGAACACCCCATAGTAAAAATCAAAAGATTCTCTCAGTCCATCATTAGTAGGCGAGTTGTATTTCCACCCCAGTCTGTTACCAGAAACATAAAACCGCGGATAATCGTACGCGCCCCCCGTGAACCCGCTCGCATATCTTTGCAGGTAAATCTGTTTCGGCAACACCCATGCGTTTACATTTTCCAAAAACACATCGTTTGTCACAAACCCAGCCTCGAAGCCGGTACTCCCCTCGCCCAAATATCTACAAATCCTGTCGGTTATGTCAACAACAACATTTCCGTTCTTGTCAAAAATTTGCAAACCCGTTTTCACGATTCTCACCGTCCCTTGTGCTTTTTTGCCGTCTTTTACATAAATTACTTTTTCGCAATCTCGCAACGCTGGCGGCTCTTCAACAACAGGCACAAAAGAGAAGTTGTTTTCCTGTTTCGTATCTCCTTCCGCCTCTTGTATCAGCGGCGGCTTGCTGAGGTTGTTGTGCTTGCGGCTCCTGTTGAAAAGATACCAAACTATTGATATAAGCAACAAAGCTCCAATGTAAATCATTCCCATACCCCCATTCTTACACGCAATACATTGTTCTCATCATAAACTTCTATTAGGTTATCTTTGATTACTGTTCTTGCGCCTGTATCAGAAGTTTTCAATTCGCCAATCCTAGCAGTTATTGCAGACAGACTCTCAACATTAATCTTGCTTGCATCCACACTCCCCGCCTGCAGCATTTTATTGGTAACAATATTATCATCAAAAAGAGTCTGCCCGGTGATATGGATGAGCTTGCCGTCAAGCAGTATGCCGCCATTCGCAAGGTTGATTTTGCTGACCAGCGTATTGCCGTCAAGGTCGATATCTTTTACCGCAAGGCTGATAGCGTCCTGCGTCTGCTGTATGGTACTGTATGATTCTAATTTTTTATCAGTCGCATTATTCAGCTTGACAACTATGTTGCTGATTGCCGTGTTGGTCTGCTCAATTGTACTGTAACCGCTCAGTTTTCCGTCAGTATAGCTTGCTACCTGCGAGCTTATCAGCTCCTCGGTCTGCTTTGTTGTACTATACTGGCTGAGTGTGTCATTTTTAAAATTAGCAATGCTGCCGGCAATCATGTTGGCGGTCTGTTCTGTGGTACTGTAATTGCCCAAACTGTTAGCAACACGTGTAGCAATAAGTGTTTCCGTCTGCGTGGTTGTACTATAATCTTTTTTTAACTTATCAGCCGTAATATTACTATTACTCAATGCTGCATTTGCATTAACTAAAGCGTTATTACTATTTTGTAGTGCAGTGTTTGCGTTGACCGTAGCATTACTGATATTTGTCTGTACAATCTTGTCCAGCTTAGCGGAGCTGATAGCTTCATCAGCAATCATACTCTCGTCAATAACAGTCTTTACGGTACAGGTCGACTGCCCGGATGTCGGACCATCGCCAAACATATCCACATAAGCACAGGTTACATCATACACACCTGCTTCACAGCTATATGACAGGGTATTGTTTTTGCTGTACACGCTATCATCATTGATGTAATAGCGCACGCCGATGCAGTCACTGGGTACAGCCTTGCATTTGATTCCCATGCCGCCAACCTTAGGACTGAGCACCGGTGGCTCCGGTCTTGGCGGTGCTGCTTTGTAGTATTTCAAATCTGCAGGAGCACTGTATTTGCCTATGGCGCTTTTAGCATACAGATATAGCGTGCCTGTACGCTCTGACAGCGCCAGTGACGCGCTGAGGCCGTTGGTACGCGCCAGCAGGTTTACATCCTCAACACCGGGGTAATTGTCGCGCCGCACCTCATAAAAAGCAATATCGGAGTTAGTGACCTCTTTCCATGTAACCACAGCAACATCATTAAAGCTGATATTGAAATCATCTGGTGTATTTGGTGTAGTAGTCTTCACCGCTACCGTAATATCAATCTGAGGTGACATATCAGGGCTGGTAGCCATACCATATTCATCCTTAGTGCATACAGCAAGCCGATAGGTATCGCCAACGATAGCCTGAGGTATTACGCATTGGTCTTTGCCGGCACCGCCATACAGCCATCCACCCTGCCAGCCCATCTCATCTGCCGGCACGCCCTCGGCTATAACCATTCTTTCTGCCTGCTCATTGTTGGTCTTATACCAAAGCTGGCCTTCCAGATATGTAGCCATATTAGGCGGAGTCCAGTTGACAACAATGTCATAACGAGCCACACCGTCAGCAAGCTGGCGGTAACGATTATAGGCCGTCAGGTTCTGCACCAGAGGGATATAGTAAGCGTTAATTGTATACTCATAGGCCTGCACATCAGCAAGGCTCTGTTCCCCTGTACTGAAGATATTATAGGAGCAAAACTTCAGCCATATCTTTTTGCCTACGTCCTCTTTCCGGACCTCTGTTTTCAGCAGCGCCTCATCGCAGCGTACCAGACGTGCTCCGCTGTTATGCGCTGTAGCAGTAGTGTTATATTGCCCGCGCCTGCAGCCGTCAAGGCGGTAATTGCCGTTGCTGAGCATTGTAGCCGTAGTGTAGCTGATGCACTCACCATCTACCCAGCATAACGTATTGCCACGTTCTGCATCCTGCGCGGTACCGCTGAGCAGCATACCGTTAATCTTGACCTCGCAGGTTGTATCACTAACCTGCATGTTTTTTGCCAAAGTACCCAAGCGCGCATTATTGGTTATAGTGCCTACCTTCCTATAATTTGTATTATTGTCGCTGACAAATACTGTACAGCCGCCCCAGGCATCCTTCTTGCCTTTGGCTGCTATCCAGATTTCGTTACCACTGGAAGTCAAATCGCTAGGCGGCTGGAATATCAGCGGTGTATCCGTATCCCCCGGCTCAGCGTTGAAATCTACATAAGGCCTGTCAACCTCATGCACATCATACAGAGCTTCGGAGTAATCGCCTGCAGCTCTGCTGATAGCAGTAACGCTCAGGATGCCATGCGCATCCTCTGTGATGCCGTCAATCATTGCTACCTGCTTATCAAGGCCAATATTAACATCAGTCAGCGTCACTAGGTCACCCGGTTCAAGCCGGCAGAAGGACCAGTCTAATTTGAAGGTGTATTTGTTGCGCTCATATTTGTTGCGCCTTGCCAGCTCTTCTGCCAGCTTCACCGCACGCTTTTTGGTATAGATATAATGAGCAGCCGTTGTGCTTGCCTGCCGTAAGCCATAATCAGCAATATTTTCGCTGTCCTCATAGCTGACGCTTTCTTTTTCGTAAGCATTTTCGCGATTGTAAAACTCCACGGTAAAGCGGTTGTACAGCTCACTGCTGTCTTTGCGGGAATAGGTTACGCAGGCTCCGTTGCTTTGTTCAAGGAAATCATCTGCAGTAAGGTTATAGACAATCTGTTTGTCAGGTTGCCACTCGCCTACAGGACGGTCAGCCCTAGGCACGATTTTAAACCTGTCATTGCTCCAGAACATGTATGCATTTGTCAGGCTCGCAATCTCATTGACAATATCACGAGCTGTCTTTGCGCTGGTGTAGTCTGCTGGCGTTGAAATAAGGAAATCCGACTCACGGCAATACTTCCGGTAATTCTCCAAACCGACAATCTCAACTTCCTGCAGCCCAACCTTGTCCAGAATATATCTGATGTAATCAGCAGGGTTAACGTCAACGCCGTCACCGGTATCCAGCAGCTTGCCCTGAACCTCAAAGTTAAAGTTAGGCAGGCTGGCATTGTTGCCCAGGTCGATAACACCGGCCATATAAGCAAGCCCGGTATAAGGCAGAGCCTTTTCCGGATGTTTACCGACAACGTAAGGCCACGCCTGCTGATCAGCGGTCCCGCTGTACAATGTCATGCCGATTTTCTCTGACGGATACTGATACAGTTCCTTATCAATCCATACACGGCCGATGCCTTTAATGGGACCTTCACACAGTCCCATAATGACAGCAGCCGTATATGTATAGGTTATTGTAGTAGATTTTACACCGCCGCCCTTGCCGGAGCGCTGGGTTTCCCGGTGCTCATGGGCCGTAAAGTCATCATAATAAATAACGTTACCGCTGATACGTGTTGTACCAAGCAGCTCCATTACAGCGCTGCCATACTCAGCCGTGCTGACGGTAAAATTGCTGATTTTATCCGCCCTGCTGACGATGTTTGCCGTCTTAAATAAGCCCATCTACTCACCTCCAAACCTATATATACCACGCAGTCTGCTTCTGCCCTTAGCATCCAGAAACATTACGTCATCAACGCTGCTGAGGATAACACCCTGCTCAACAACAGCATGACAAACCATGCCGTTACCAACATATACACCGCCATGAGAAATGCAGCGGCCAAACTGATACAGCAGGAAATCTCCTGCCTCCATCTTCGTGACCTCGTGGCAATAGGTCTGCACATAGTGCAGGAACCATTCATCACTGTGATGCAGATGCCATTCGTTGCTGTATGGCGCCACATTTACAGAGTCCTTCGCAATGCAGCCTGCCTCCTCCGTTGCCGCTATCAAAAGCATGCCGCAGTCAATTCCGTGGCCTCTGCTCTTTGCTCCGTTGACATGTGGCGTACCCAGCCAGCTCAAAGCAGCTTCGGCTATTTTCTGTCCCTCATTCATTACATCAGCACCTCTTTCAATGGAACATATGGTGCAATCAGGCAGCCTGCTGTACTGTCCGTGCTAGCCGTTATCGTTCCGCCTTTTGTTGAATATGTGCCCTGCGGATAATACTTTCGCACCGGGAATTCCTGGCTAAGGCCTTGCGTAACAGCCTTGACTGTAAGGTCCAAACCTAAACCACCGCACGACTTAACTTCCACCTTGCCGCCAAACAAACCAATAGCACCGATAACTACGGCATCACGGAAAAAGCATCTGCGTAAATACAGCTTGCTCATATCCAGTGTGCCGTCATGCGCAGCCTTCAGCAGCGGCGTGTTGCCTATTTTAGCAGTCTTATCAGCCTTGATGTTTACGCTCAGCGTGTCGACAACTACGCTGTCATTAACCTTGACCTGTTGGCGTTTGATTAGCAGCACGTCATGTCGATAGTTATGGCCATCATACAGGATATCCTTATCTGCATCAGTGTAATAATATACACTGCCACCCGGCAGCCGCAGTTCGAACAGATCGCAGCTTGTCATATGCTTTTCCGTATTCAGGTAATTTTCTAAGCCTGTGCCTACGTCCTTCATCTTGCTACCTCCAGCTTGATTTCTGCGGTATTGATATTGTCAAATTTCTTGCTGATGGTCAGACCGTCATCTGCCAATATCACTTTCCAATAGTATGTATAGTTAGCCGTCACTGTGCCGGAAGGAATCTGCCGGAAGGTGATAATGCCTCCGCTTACAGTGTAATTTGTTGTCGGCACGATTGCGCCATTTACCAGAACGGTTACATTCTCTACATATTCCACCGGCTCTACATAGCTGCCGATGCGCGCTACGCACTGATATTTACTGCTGCTCACCTGCGCCAATGGTACACCTTTTTCCGTATTATGCTCCGGATCAAGCCAGAGGAAGGCCTCAAAGGAGCCTTTGATTAAAGCGACGAAGCCTAACAGCTCATCTGCCTGTGCATCCGACAACGCAGGATAGCTTGCTTTGATAGTCCATGCCGGGTAAAGCTGGTTGGTCAATGTACGCACACGGCCGGAGGCAGATTTCTGTACAGTGGTATTCCATTTTTCTTCAAAGGTGCTGTTCCAGCTAAATTTTCTTAATTCTGGGAACTTACGCATTACCACACACCTGCCTCGCTCGCGAAATTGCGGTTATTGTCATACAATGCCTGACGAACAACATCCAGCCCGCCACGATTAAGGAAATCGCCAAAGCTGGAAGCATCCATTGCAGAAACATTCATAGACAGATTAACACTCTGGACCTGCCCGCTATTGCTGCCACGTTCTGCCTTATAACCGGCAACACCGCCGGAACCGACAAGACCACCGCTGGCAAATCCTCTCAAACGTCCCGTATTCAGGCCATTAAGGAACGGTACGCCCAAACGGTCTACAGCCTGAGCATTCAGGACATATTCGCCATTAGAGAGCATTGCCGGAACACTATCACTCGTACCGGTACCGGGGCCATCAACCGAACCACCTGTTGCAAGGCCTTTGCCGAAAGCACCCTTCCAACGCGCAGCAAAGCCACCACCGCCGCCAGTGCAGGCAGCTACGATAGTTGCGTAAATAGCAGCCTGGATAAGCTGGGAGATAAGCTGCTGCAGAATGTTTTTCATAGCATCTCCGAAGCTCTGAGCTCCGGTAATCCAGTCAGTTATAGCACCGGAAAAATCCTTCGCCAGCTGATTGCTAGTCTGCTGAATCTTGCTTATGGTATTGATTTTCTGCTGTTGCTCATCGTATTTCTGATTGATTGCAGTCAGCGCTTCCAATTTTAGTTTATCGTCTAGCCAAGGACTACTATTCACAGATTCAGTAGCTTCTTCTTTCCACTTATCGTTAGCCATCGTCATCTGTCCAATAGTACCAGAAGCATTATAATTAGCCTGCCAACCGATTTTCTGGTTATTATAACCAGTTTGAGCAGTAGCAGCTTGATTAGCAGCAGTCTGATTGATGTTATCAATCGTATATTGATGGGTTTCCTTAAGCAAAGCCAGCTTTTCCTTGAGCATGTCCAGCTCTTTTTGGGAAGCTCTACGCAGCTGCGCTTCCTTAAGTGCATTTTCAGCAGCAAGCATCTGTTCCGTGTAGGCCAGTTTCTCTTCCTGCAGCTCCTGTTTTTTCTTAAACTCAATTTCTGTAAGTTCTATGCTTAACTTTTGAGCGTCAGTACCATACTTTTTTGCAATAGCATTTTTAGCTTCAAACAAATCTTTTTCCTTTTTTAATTTTAAGCGCACATATTCATTTTCTATTTTGAGACTTTCTTGCTTAATCTTATTTTCTTCCTGCGCAGCTTTCAAGGCAAAATTCTCATTTCGGCTATTGCCACCTGTTCTAGCTACATTGGTATCTCTGCTTGGGATTATAAGCGGCATTTTTGGTATCGCAGGTCGTTTTTCAGGCTTTTCAGCAGAAGAATCATCACCATAGCTGCCACCGGCACCACCATGACCATCATCAGCCGAACTTTCTGTAGCTGTTGCTCTTTGCTTTGCTGCAAAAACCTTATTAAACCATTCTATAGCCTTTCTGGCGAAATCTTCCACAGCATCCATAGCATCGCCAAGCATATCGGCAAAATCGTTAAACCAATTATTATGGTCACCTGTAACATCTGCCCACATATCGCCTATCGTATCAAGAATCCACCGTACAACGCCCAGAATAACTTCTGTAACAGCAGTACCGATGATAACAACAGTATCAAGTATACCCTGCACAGCTGCCTTTACCGCATTAGCCAAATCATCCCAATAGACGATTACCAACGCAATAGCAGCACCGATTGCAGCACCAGCAGCCACAATACCTGCAGAAAGTCCCAGCACCGCGCCTAACGTCGCTACGGCTGCAACCGATACAACAACAAGCACTGCAGCAAATGCACCTATTGCAGCGATAACAGGAGCAGGCACGCACTCTTTGATGACGTCGCCCATGCTCTTGCCCTGCTCTGTTGCTGTCTGCATCTTCTGCTGAAACTCTCCCAGCCTGTCGGATACATCCTTCAAGATGCCCTTGATGTTAAAAGCTTCCGTCAGATATTTGCCTACAGCAGCGGAAGTATTGCCGGCAGTTTCTTTGATGTTTGCCAGAAGACCGGCAACTTCGTCCGAAGTCTTGGCCATCATACCGCCGAACTGATCGTTCATGCCTGCGATAATGGTCTGCACGGCTGCTTTAGAATCAATAGCGCCTTTAGAGCAAAGGTCCTTCATTTCAGCTACTGTTTTGCCTGCAGCCTGCGCCAGCATATCCCATGCCGAAATACCCGCGCTGGTAAGCTGCATCATGTCCTGAGCATTGAGCTTACCGCTAGTCTGCATCTGCCCTAATGCGTATGCAAGACGGCTCACGCCTTCAGTCCCTAAGCCTAAACCGCTGGCTGCATCGCCTAAATTCGTAAGCATAGGGATAATCTCTTCAGCCTTAAAGCCGAACGCCATCAGCTGCTGACCTGCGCTTACAACACCGGGTACGTCGAAGGGTGTTTCTGCAGCAAACTGCTGTAAATCCCTCAGCATCTGCGTACCTGCCTCAGCAGATTTCAGCATGGTCTGAAAGGCAATCTCATACTGACGCATCTGTGCTGCAGCCTGTACAGATGCTATACCCATATTAAGAATACCGCCCGCCATACCGGTGAAGACGCTGCCTAACTGCACTGCAGCAATAGCGCTAAGCGCTCCGGTCATCTTATTGCATTTATCAGCAAAGCCTTTTATTCCGCTGGTTGCCTTTTGGGACTGCTTGCTGACAGTTTCCAGATCATCACCTACACGCCGTACATTCTTGCTGTCGATGCTGTCCAGACTCTTGCGCATTGCTTTCACGTCAGAATTCAGCTGCTGAAACATTTTGGCAATATCGGTAAGAATAGCTGTCGATTTGCTCATTTTTGCGGACATTCTGCCGGCAGCTTCACCTGCAGCTTCTACTGCTGCTGCAGTTCTGCTGAAGCCTTGCTCAGCCTGTTTGCTATCCGCTGTAATTTTGACGGATATTTCTTTATTTGCCATTGCCTGCCTCCTTCCTCTGACGCTCAAAATCAGCATAGAAGCGTTCCCGCTCCCTTGCCTGCTCTTCTTTGGTCTTCTGCTTCAGGAATGGCCGCATCAGTGTACCTGCTTTGGCAGGCTTGCGGAGATGCGGGGAAATGATATTAGCTACCCAGTAGGCCGTTTCCCACCGCTTTGCCATTCTTATTTCATTACATGCATCGACCATATCGTTAAACTCAAACACCGAAAGCCTGTCCAGCTCCCAAGGTTTAAGCCTTAATTCACCAAAAGCAAGGGTTTTAGCTGCATTGTACCATGTCCGCATAGATACGCAGCCACCACCCTCGCTAATTAGTTTTTTTCGTATTCAATATCAGCCTTCTGCTCATCGGTCAGTTCGTCCGGGAACAGCTGATAATAAGCACCCACGCCTAAAATACCGCTGGCAGCCACAGCCTTCACTACAGGCAGCTGGATATCGGCAATGCTATAGCCGTTTTCCATGGCCTCATCAATCTTTTCAGCATAATACTGTTCAGTCTTATTGCCGTTCTGGCTCATGCCTACGCTCAGCAGTACCAGCAGATTCTTCAGACTCAGCTTGTCAGCGTCCTGCAGCACCTCGCCAATCGGACATTTCAACATGTCCTCTACACGGCGCAGGCGACCGATATTAAACCAAATCTGCTGACCTTCACCAAAAGCCTTAATGTCAATCTTTTTCATTCGTTATCCTCCATATAAGAAAAGGCCAGCTTTACGCCAGCCTTATTTTAAGAATCAGTCCTTGCTCTGTTCGCTGAGGGGACCGTCGCCGCTGATGGTGCCTTTAAGAGTAGCAACATCATCATGCGGAGTGCTCAGAGAGCATTCAGTAATAGAACCCCAACCGGTAACAAAGCTCTTATCCGGATATTCAAATTTAACATGCACCTGCTTGCCTGCCAAAAAAGCAGCCTCCAAGAACTTGGCACCGGTATCACCCGCAAGGTAAACGGTTTCAAGGTCGATAGACCAGCTGCGCAAACCTGGCAGAGTAGATTTCCAACCACCGGAAGTCTTATGGGAAGCATCAATCTCGTCAGCTTCACGGTTCAAATCACCGCTGCGCTGGCCACCCAGAAGAGTCCAGGTCGGAGCTGCTTCGGTAGTGCCGGTATTCAGGTAAATCAAATAATCTTTGCCCGCAGTCGCAGTGCTGGTCGCATCGGTGCGGGTTGGGAAAGTATATTCACTCATATCTGTTCCTCCTAACAATCAAAATAAACTTCATAGGTAATCAGCGCCATGCCTGCATCAGCCTTGCCCTGCGCCACGCCAAAAACGATTTCTTTAACCTGGCTGTCAATACACCAGCCGCCTAAATCGTGATAATGCGTCAGCAAGGCATCCAGCTTATCAGCCAAGGCATCGACGCCTTCAACGCTTGCCGTATCCAACAGGTAGATGCTGTATGTCAGTACGCCCTTGCGTCCGCTCTTAGTCATCTCCACATAGGTGATACGGTCACAGCTCACAGTGCCTTCCAGCTTATTGCCACGGCCGGCACCGGTAACGAGGCTGCTCCAATGGACTTCCGGCATCTGGTCCTGCAAAAGTCCCATGATAACATCTGTGATTTCGGTACGTCTGCTCATGAACGATACAGAGGAATACTTGCTCTCCCCTGCCCTCCGGTAACGCCAAAATCAGCAGCTGTAAGACTTGCCATAAGGCGTTCCATCTCAGCCTTGTACAGCTTCAGCTTCTGTGCGTATATGTCGCTGTTTTCTACACCGCCAGCGCCGTTGAATACTGTTGTAGGGTCTGTACCGGTCTGCAGCAGGCATCTGTTATAGCAGGCTGCCACAACGCCCAAGCGCTTGACTATGTAGGGTACAGGCTCGGGAATATCGGTTACCTTCAGCCTGCTTGCCAAGCTGTTTATGATTTCATTGCCATAAGCAATATCATCATAGGTACAATTCAATACCGCGTCCTGTATATCTCCAAAATCAATGTAATCCATTATAAACCTCCCAGCAGACTGTCTAAAGCCTTGGCAAATCTGCTGACAATAACAGGCTGCATAACATCAGCTGCCTTGTAAAGAAAAGGGTCCGCCTTTATGCCGGGGTGACGCACACGCTTGCTGAAGACAAATTCCTTGTTTACGGCAAAGCGCAGCACCTTTTTACTGCGTGGCACAATCACATACGGCTTAGTACCTTCATGCTGCCATCGCGCTATGTTGTTTGTAAGCATAACTGTACCTTGGTTGTCTTTAGCCAAGCTCATAATGCTTTTTTCAGTCATACCGCTTCTGGTAACGAACCGATGATGGTCACGCGCATATTCCCTGACATCTCTGACGGCCATCTTCACCTGCCTGCGTACCATATCGCGCGTTTGGACCGGTGCGGCCTCGAAAGCACGCACCAGCTTATCAAATTCGCGCGTAATTCCTACGCTTTTCATTATTATGCAGCAGTCTTATGTACGTAGATAGCACCTTTCTTGTTTTCCAGAACGAATGCATCATAGCGCACACGGCCTTCAACCAACCAGCCGTTGATACCGGGCGGGTTATCATGAATCTTATAATCTGCCAGCTTAACAGGAGCACAGCAGGCGATAGGATTGGTAATGATAAACGCAGTTTTCGCCGGCATGTAGGATGCAGGTACAACGATAATAGGAATGCCGTCTACCATACCAACCTGACCTTTTACCAGCATATTTTGTGCCAGGTCAGAAGCCTTGATGAAGGATTCATCCTGCTTCAGCAGCTTGAAGTAAGATGCAGCCACATAAGCAATACGATTGCCTAAAGGCGCTTTCTCGTCGGTCAGCTTCTCGGTGCCGTCGAGGAAGGCGCTGTAAGCGTTAGCCTTGGTGACTGCAGCAGTTGCGCTGTTCTTAGCGCCTGCAGCGATTTTTGCCAGACGATAAATATCCAGCTCCGGAATGATTACCTCGTCAATCTGGCGCTGTAAGGCTGCACCAGCCTCTTTCAGCATACCGGTATCCTGATAGTTGCTCTTGTCGATGGTGAAGGTGAAGGAACGGTCCTTAGTCAAAGTCAGCTCCTGTACGGAATCCTCCAGCTCTGCCGGGGTACCATAACGGTTTGCACCGGTAGAAGTGTAATCATTCATGCCAGCGGTAGGGATAGAGTAAACCTTTACAGTCTGCACACCGGTGAAATCATAATCGTTGTTGATTGCCGGAGCGGTCAGCGCACCGGTCTTGAAGCGCTCGTCAATCTTTGCGCTATACTTGTCTGCATAGTTAATAGTCATAATAAAAAATCCTCTCTTTCGTCATTAAGAATTAAAGCCACTGAGGAACGGATCATCAGAACCGCTGCCACCGCCATTGCTGCCGCCACCGCCTGCGCCATTGGCCTTAACTGCCCAGCTGTTCTCCTTCAGCCAACCGTTAACACCATCTTCCAGGCTGATTTCTTTGCCGTCGCTGCCGGTATAGGCAAGGCTTTCATCGTCTTTGACAACGATACTGCCTTCCAGCAGCTTAGCCATGTTCTGCGGGCTCGCAGCGTTGCCCTTAGTCAGCAGTTCAACAGCCTTAGCCATCTTCATGCCGTCAAGGCGCTTGGTCTTTTCGGCTTTGGCGGTTTCGGTCATATCAGCCAGCTGCTTAGTGACCTTGCCAACCTGTGCGGTTAAGTCAGCAATCTGCTTTGCGACCTCATCAGGCTTTTTGCCGCCCTGGGCAAATTGGTCTAATGTAGTCTTAAGTCCCTTGGCTTTGTCTACCACATCGTCACCATCGTCCAAACCAACAGCCTCCAAGATGCTTTTCAGCTTTGTCGCACTCTGCTCTCCTGCCGTGCGGTGCTTCTTAGCTTCGTTGTTGAGAGCGTTAATTTCGCCTTTGATAGCAGCGATGAGGTCAGCACCGTTCTCAACTTTTTCCAGTGCTTCGTAAACCTGTTTCATCTCCATTGTTCTGATACCTCCATATCATGGGCCTCCGCCCTATATTGTGCCCTCTCCTGGGCAATAAAAAAGCACGCTGTTACACGTGCTTGATTAACGATGTTAAATTATTACATCCCCAATGAAAAAGCAGACTCTGAGTTTTCGCTCAAAATCTGCTTGTAAACCTATATTTATCTTTCTAAATCGTCAACACCAAGCACAAGCGCTAGTCTGCGGGAACTCACCATTTTTTAAAAGCAAGCTAACCCTGACCATTGCCATCCCTTTATACATTCCAGAAACATTCTTGGCATCTTGTACAACAAAACGCTTTGCAGGCTCTTTAACATCAACCTGTACAATACCAAAATTACTTTTATCATCTTCGGGGAAAAACTTGTATTGTACGTATTCATCTGTTAATTTTAATAATTCAAGCGTCAACATTTTTTTCTCTCCAGTACCTTTCAGCTAGTGAGTAATTATATTTCGTATTGGTTAAATCATGTGCTTCATCGTAATTATACCCTATTTTTTTCATAATAGCAAATTCTAAATGTTCATGTTTAAGCATCAATACATCATGTTCTTGAATATTTTTACCTTCCAAAAGTCTTTGAAAAGATTGTGACATTTCAAAGTTCGGATAAAAACGATGATGTCCATCAGCTAAATCGTACTCATTAATAAATACATGTTTAAAAATGCTTTCCAGACGCTTTTTAGGATACCCTGTATTTTTGTGTATTTTATTAACAAAAGCATGTATACCATTCTTGCGACGTGCTTCATAATATTTTTCCGCATGCTCATAACGTCTAGTATAATCTGGGTCGTTCTTATCATTCAAAGCGCCAGATATAGCACCTGCCGACAAATCACTCAGCCTGCTCTCCGCTTCCCGCAGCCCAGCATAACCACGCATATACTTGCGCCAGTCTTCACCATCTTCCCACGCCTTCAAGCCTTTACGCCCCAGCACCTGCGCCCTGCGTGACTCCGGCAAGCTATTCAGCCATTTATCGCCAGCTTCCCGCACCTGGTCGCGCTGCTGCTGCATATCAACTTCGCCTTCAATGACTTCCACATACCGGCATAAGCAATGCGGATGCACCGGCAAAGGTGGCAGCTTATCCTTGGGATATATTCCTGCACCTAAGCCATACATATCAGCTTTGAGGTACATGTCGCAGATATCAAAAACAGGGTGACGGCTGCTTAACTTGAATTTCACAGCCACAATATCAGTATCATCTTTTATCTTTGCTATGAAGCCATCAGCCCACGCCCTTGCCATCTCGGTTCGGGTAATACGTTCGGCTACATAGCGGGATTTTTCGTTGACAGCAACTTCCACGGCCTTTTCAATAGCCTTTTCATTGCCTTTCTGCACTGCTTCCAGCAATTTATTATAGGCTGCCTGCAGTGCTTTGTTGGGTGCGCCATTTTTGGCCAGACGATTGATGTTGTCAATGGCCTGCCTTTGCTCAGCCAATGCCTGCAGGTCGTTGCCTGTAGCTTCCCTTACCTTCTGCAGATACTTTGGCAGGTCCTGCCTGCTGATAATATCCTTGCCGCCGTTATACACGTTCTGGCCATCGTCGCCATAACCGTCATACAACGCCCTTGCAGCTTCAGTCCAGGTCTTGTTCCGGCGCATCTGCTCCTGCAGGGTGCTTACAATGGCACCGCGCATTTTCACGCCTACGCCATGCAGCTTTTCTGATAGCGTCATGCCGCTTTCATCCCACTTATCGGCCAGCTCTTCGCCCATGCTTTCTACTTGCGCTTTAGTCAGCATAGTCGGAACGATACCATAAGCATAAGCTGCAGCCTCTACAAGCGCAGGCTTCAGTTCCGGTAGCGTAAACAGCTTACCATAGTGGCGCTGCACATTATCCAGTGCCTCTTCAAACTTCATGCCACTAGCAATCAGCCTTTGCAAGTAAGCTACTGCTTTTTTAGCATCCTTACGCCAGCTTTTATTCAGTTTGTTAATTAGCTGCGCCAGTCTGTCCGTCGTCGCCATCATCGCCACCGCCATTATTACCAAAAGCATGGCTATAATCCAGCTTTTCCTGCTCCAAGTGCTCTTCGTAGGTCTTCACCAGTGCGTCAAAGTCATCAGCCTTAAGCTCCGGCAGATAGCTTGTAAGAACGCGCTTGAATACTTCCATGTTAAATTCATCGCCAAAGTTCAAGCCTTTAGCAATTTCAGCATTAGCAAGCTCCTGCTCAACCTCACTGATTTTGAAGTCATTCGGGTAGTTCACACTGTATTCCAGCGGCACACCGGTCCAGATACTGAACAGCCTTGCCAGATTCTCTTCCGCTGCTTCCACGAGGTCCGCAAAATCGGACAAAATCTGATTCGTTGCTTCGTAATCCCATGCCTTAGCCTGCCCGCTCTGCTGCTTGCTGGAACCTGTTACGTTAACCACAACGGCCATACGGTAAATCTCCTGCTGCAGCGTAGCAATCTGCGCTGCCAACACCGTTGCAGGACCATCAGGCGGAGCGATGAACGCAGGTGCGTGGCTGCTCTCCGGAGGATATCCCAACGCATTGTTGGTGCCGATGTTGATGCTGTCCGGGTCGCTCGAAGGGTAACACAGAACACTGAAGGTCTGATTGACCAGGATGTCAGCCAACCAGCTGCACATATTGTAGATAGCAAGGTTTGTTTTTGCTATGCTAAGGAATTCACTAGGCGGGAAAGGATTGTGACTATTCCTCACTTTGCTAACCAGAGGAATAACCGGTACGCGCCCAAGATTCCAGGTTCCGCTGTGCTTGCCTTTGCTGTCGATAAGCTCCCAGCCTTCTACCGTCAGTGTGCGTGTTGCCATCGTCTGTTCCTGGAATGCATCCGGCTCCACGAAAACGAACTTTGTGATACGTCCCAGCTTATCCTGACAAATTTCTTTGACGGCGTTGAGGTTAACCACAAAAGCATAGGGCAGGTTGTTGCGATCTGCTTCCAGGTCTGCCACGCGCATATCCTCTGTATCGCCCTGCGCCTTATCCATAACGATATAAGCAACGCCCTGCAGCTTCGCACTGCAGGCAGCCTGCTTCATAAGGTTCTGGATGCTGGTGCCCAAGAAGTCAACGTCCTTGCTGAAGGTTTCCCACAGCTCCGAGCCTGCGCCGCTCCAGTCACGCACAGCCAGTGTTTTGAAGATTGGCGCTACATGAGCATTAACGCAGGGTGCCAGATAGTTAAGGTAGTACGCCAGCTCGCGCCTCATGCCGTACTTTCCTGCATCCTCACGCGGGTGCTGGGTTAAATAGCTGCCGTCAAGAAAGCCTCCGCAGCCTTCATAGCCATCTTCCAGCATTTTGTATAATCCATGTTTATCATTACGCATTTTTTCACCTCTCTAATAGTTGACACGCATCGGTTTAGGCCTTGCCACCTCCACGATGTCCTCACACACGCCGGTCAAAGCATCCGGAGCATCATCGTGTGTGTTCTTGCCTTCCTTCTGGTACTTGCTCAGTGCTGCATAAAACTCCGGCCAGCGGTTCTTCCAATCGCTTGGGAAATAAATATGCTCCATACACCAAGTAGCATTAGACAAGATTCTTGCAGCCTTGTTCTTGTGCTGCGTAAAGGTTTCAATGGTTGTATGGTTGCTATGCAGCAGCTTCTTCACGTTCCTGGCGAATCCACGCCCGCCATTGTTGCTTTCAAAGCGTGCCACATTCGTGCTGTTTCGTTCCAGAGCCCTCGCCGTTGCCGGTTCAGTAACCTCCATAGGCTCCTTCGTGTATAAAACATCAAGCACATATGCTTCATCCGCAAATGTTCGCCCATAGATAATGCAGCAAAGGTAATCGGCGCCGGTATCAGCTGTATCCGTGTAAGCACGAATCTGCTTGAAGGCAGGAAGTGCGCTGTCATAGGTCTTGAAGCTGCTGTACAGCCTGCCCTTGATGTCTATCGGCTCCTGCTGGTAGTTGGCACTCCATATATCAAGCCCCATGAGTTGCTTCTTCTCCATGCAGCTTTCAGCATCCAGCACGCCATCACAAAGCATGCTGCCGTCATCCTGCACTGCCTTCATGTTGATATGCACGATTTTTTCTGCCGGATAATATTCCAGCACCTTGCCTGCCAAATCATCACTAGCCCAGCGCGTCATAATGACGATGATTTTATAATTGCCCTCGCCACGTGACAGCATGGTATTAGTGAACCAGTCCCAATGCTTTTCCTTAACATTTTCGTTATAGGCTTCTTCCGCATTCTTGATTAAATCGTCTATGATCATCAGTCTGCAGCCGAAGCCTGTCGCTGTACCGGTTGGCGATGTAGCAAGATAACTTGTCTGCTGTCCTTCAAGGCTCCACAGGTTCATAGCGCCGTCGCCACGCTTAATTTTGGTGGCGGGGAATACGTCGCTATAGACCGGCTTATAAACATCCGCCTTAGCCTCGCTGATGCTGTCACGCACGTTCTTACTGAAGCGCGTTGACAGTGTTTCGTTGTAAGAGCCAATCATAACCTGCAAGGTGTTATCCCTGCCCAGCGCCCATTCCACGAAGTTGCTGGCCGTGTAGCTTTTGCCATGACGCGGAGGCATGTTCAGTACAAGTATCTTCTTATCTGAGGTCAGGAACCATTGCAAGGTATCGCACAGCTCCTGCAGATACTTGCGGTCGCTCCGGTAAAAGTCCGGGTTCTTCAGCTGGGCGTAAAAAAAGAACCTGCGTCTTGCAAGTTCTATCTTTGCTCCCAATGTTATAAGCTGCTTATCCATCCATACCAGCCAGCTTTTTCAGTTCTGCATCCGTCAGCCCTGCGAACGGATTGGCAAGCTCACCGGAGATTTCCACATTTTCTTTAGGCTTTAGGCCTACAGTATCGCGATAAATTTCAAAAGCCTTGATGTTGCCACGCTTAGCCTTCAGCTTCAGCGCGTCCAGCATCTCCTTGCGCTCATCGTCGGTCGTGAAGTCAGCGTCCAGCTCGCGGAACGACTTCAATCGGCGGCGTGCTTCACCTGATGCCTGACCACCTTTTCTCCCTCGTTCTCTTGCTTCGCTCTTGCTTCTTACCGGTTTTAAATTATCCAGTTGTTTCTTTGTAGGCATCAATCTCACACCACCTTAATCCCACATCATCAATAATATCCCAAAATTCTTCCACATCATGCGGCACAACGTAGAAGCCTGTTTCGTCTTTCTCAAAATCAATCCCCACATGATGCAGCTCATGCCTTAATAATGTTTCCAGCTGCTTTTCGCTAAAGCCAACTACATTCGGCTCATAAACCACAATAAAAAAATCATAGGGGCAACACCAGCTGTAGCGGTCGCTCACTAAGTTGCAGTCCGCAAATATCGTCCGCTTATTGCGCTTCTTCTCTTCCAGGCTGGATAAGTAGGCTATTTTTACTTTAGCAGCCTTTATATCAGCGAATTCCGGCAACGTGCGTATCAGCTTATTAGCCATCAGCCTATACTTTTTACTGTGCTCCATGATATACCTCGAATTCTTCTACCCTTGCCGGACGCGCCGCATTGCAGTGCGGTGTCCTTGCGTCCGGAAAGAAGGTGTTCTATTCCGGCGTGGTAAAAACTCAACAAAAACCACGCCCGGCAAAGGCAGAAAATATATAAAGGCAGTCACCGCAGCTTCTGCCCCTCACTACTTCGCCCGCAGGCTTTTCGTTATTCTTATTGGTGCGTAGGGCTGGAATTGCACCAGCGTTGTATCTTACGTCGCGGATTTACAGTCCGCTGCCTTCGCTACTCGGCTCACCTACGCATATAAAAGCAGGGGGTAAAGGGATTCTTGACGCCAGCTGCACAGCTGCGCTACGAATATTTGCAATGTCCTATTCGCAACTTGCATCTACTCCCATTCGGGAACCTTGCCCCTGCACCCGGGTATCTTTAAAATCTTACCATAACGCCACCCATGACGTTATCTGCTCTGCCGGCTACCCAACCACCAGCATTGCCTTTCAGAGGGAAGTTAATAACACCTACCGCGCCATCTTTAGAAACACCAGCACCAATGCCCCAGCGCCGCGTTTTATCAACTACCGGTATCTTTATATTAATATCCGTGCTGCTGGTCTGCGTCAGCGTCAGTTTATTCTTGTCAAACAGGTACTGTTCATTCTCTGCTTTGGCTACAACGAAGGCCTTGTCATTAACCTTAACATTCAGCACCGGCTTATTGAGCTTCACGTCAATATCCGTTTTTTCCGGTTCGCTTTTAGTGCTGTCGTCAGCAGCTGTATATATAACAGTTTCTTTAGGCACATAAGCGATTTCCGTTTTCACCTTGTCCCGGTATTCAACCTGGGTAACTACTTTTGTGTCAGCCACCGGGCAGGTATGCAGAACACCGCGCAGAACGAAACCGCCGGCAAAGGCTAGCACAGCAGCTATTATTAAAAATATTGCATTTTTACTTATCACTGTACGCCTCCCTTTCCATGGCATAGTAAAAGCCCCACCGCCATTACAGCAGCAGGGCTTTGCTCCCTTGCGGTTTAATTTTCTTTTCCGCCTATTATAATTATATCAGTTTTTCAGTGTATCATTCTATATCATCTTTGCCTGATGTTTCACTGGCCAGTCTTTCCAGTATAACTTTGTGCTTCCGATGAATTTGCGCCCATGCGTAGCCCATACGCGCTGCTACCTGCTCCCAAGTAAGGTTGCTATAATAATACATTCTCAAAAGCATCTGGTCTTCCGCAGACAAATTTTCTATAGCCTGCTCAACCCTTAGCTGTAGCTCTACCAGTGCATCAATCTTGCTATCATACAAGCTGCGCAATTTGTCAGCTTTGGCAATAGCATCAACTATGTCATCATGCTCACCATGTCCACTGCCAGGCATACCGGTTAGCCTTGATATCCTCGGTGCCGTCATCATACTGACCAGCTCCGATATCTGTTCCCGCAGTTCAGATATCTCCATTTTCAGATGCTTGCATTCGCGCAGCTCATACTTAGTTATCAAATTCAAGCCTCCTTTAAAACAATTCCTGCTGATTCTCAATTTCTCTTTTAAAGCTCATAATCAACGCCCAATTCCGCAGCCACAGCAGGCAATGCCGTTTCCGCTTCAGCACGAGTACGATATACCCAGCCCTTGTCTAATAAAGCATAATCGCAAGGTGCTCCTGCCCACATATTTGAACGAACAACCCATTTGCCGTATGTAGTGCTAAAAGAATAAAAGATGTCTCTTTCTTTTGGCTTCCACGGCAGTTTGACGATTTCGTCCTTGCCATTCAACAAGGCAGCAAACGCTGCCTTACAAGCTATATCGGATAATTCAATATTGTTGTCATAGGTTAATTTTAATCCGTCGCCAGCAAATCTATACGTCAATTCGTCATAGCCTTCCACCTTAAATTCTTCGCCTAACTGCAATCCCAACATTTTAACGATTTCGGGGATTAAATTTTTACTCATATTTACTCACCTCCTAAACTTTTTCAAGGGACTTTTTATCCCCACTAGCAACTTTCCCCGATCTAGAAGGGATTTTTGCAAAATGTTGCAAGAATCTCTTCTGCGTCAGCTTCGGTAGCTGCCTTCAGGCAAGCAGCAGCCTTATGCAAATAATCGTCATCGCCGCTGCACTGCCAGTCGTTGATGGCCAGCTGTGCATCATTCACAAGGCGATGTTTATAATCTTCAATGTTCATTTATTTACCACCTTTCTACAATCAACCATATCGCAAACAAGCTCAGCGGCTACGGGCATAAGATTTTTAGCCATTCTATCACTCCTTAATATTTACAGAACAATCATCCATCCCTCAATCTCTCGACCGCAGTGTGGGCAAAATTTATATAGCAGGATTTTCCCTTCCGGATGCACACTTCCTCCGCAACGAGAGCAGTGGTACATTCCGCTCTCAAGCCCTTTGGTGGGCTTTCTCATTGTGACTTTTTCTTCAGGTTCCTCGTTATCGTAGAGTAATTGACTCATCGGGATATTTAAAATGTTAGCCATTTTTGCTCGTCTTGCAAAAGGGATAACTTTAGTTGTTCCTTTTTCGTAAGCTGATATAGCAGTCTTTGCATCTCCAGCAAGACCAATGCGCGCACCTAATTCTTGTTGCGTTATTTTTTTGCTTTTTCTAGCTTGGCGGATAACTTCACCGATTTGCTTTGCGTTTGCCATGTTAACGCTCCTTTTTAATAACCACACATAATGCTTTAATCCTCATTTCTTCCTCCAGTACAGATTTCCAATATAGAACCGCACCATGGGCAATACCAATAATCGGCATTGGTACGGATTCCGCAATCAGGGCAGGTTACCAGCTCCTGCCCCGGCCTCTGGTAATACTTTTGTTCTACATGTCCTCTTGACCTGCCTGTAATTCGGCCCCGCGTTTCTATGCCGTGCCTTGCATCACGCTTCTGGCGCACATGACTTCCGCTGCACTCTTTGCATCTTCTGGCAGGTGTGCCGTCCGCCTTAATCACAGCAGGACGGCCACAATATACACACAGCCCTAACGCACGGCGTTCCTCTTTAAGCTCCTTGCTTGCCATTGCTCTCAGCCTCGTAGATAGCATCTTCAAGTCTATTGCGCAAGCGCAGGTAAATTTCCAAGTTGTCGCAATGATATTCCAGCCCACTGTTATACAGGCCTTGCGGAATCTCTCTTTTTGTATCTTTCAGCGCCAAAACCATACCGAGGTTCTCACCAATGCTCTTATCTAAGGCGATACGCAGAGCCATACGCTCCGGCTCGGTGATGATCTGGAGGTTAAGCGGCGACGATAATTTTAATTCTCTCATTTTCTCATCTCCAGTTATCCAGGATAATCATTATGCCGATGATTCCATAAAGTGCAATTTGCACCAGACGCAAAATGCTTTCATCCGCTTCCAGCCACCATTTAAACATTACGGCTGAAAGCAGTATAAGCACTGCTCCCATCACCATTTCGATTGCCCTTATGATTACCATTTCGCCTCACGCTCCTTGCGATACAACACGAACTTCGGGACAAAGCCAACAGCTTCGCGGCGGGCGCTGGCCTTTGCAGCTTCTTTTTCAGCCATGCGGCGGCGGATATCCGTATATTTCTCGGTAATCAGACGGTATGTAGGGCAAATACGGAACTCTCCCTTAACTTTTACCAAGGCAGGCATGCCAAACTGCCAAGGGCTGAAATATTGCTTAGAATCAATCATGCAGCTCACTCCTTTATCAAATCATCATATCCCGGAAAAACCTTTATTTTCTGGCCATTTTTAAAGGCATTAACTTTATAAGGGTTTCGCCAGTCAATCTCAGCATAGTCCAGGAAGAAGGCACTGGCCTTGTCATAATAGGTTACGGCATATTCTTTCACCTTGAGGCATGGACACGGATGCGGGCGGCCGGTCAATATCGCCTTCATCATATCCGGAACACTTACCTGCTGAGTAAGATCCGGATATATGCCCCAGCCTTTATGCAGACGACATTCCGGAATATCAACCTTGACTATTACGTCATGCGTACTGGGCGCAGCCCAGTGTACCGCGTTATTTGCCGTACCGAAAAAACACAGTACTTTCTTGCCCTTCCAGGCATTCTTGGAGGGAATGTTGGCTACCGGATAAATCGTGATACCTGACAAGTACTTTGACAGCTCCAGCCAGCTCATAGCTCTGTATAAAATCATTCCTCTTCCTCCACACTCTGCTTCATGGCAGCTTCCACCTCTTGGATGATTGCCATATTTTCTCGGCTCAGCTCGTGATTTTTGAGCTTCATCACGTAATCATGAACTATTTTGACGGTGTTTTCGATGCGGGTTTCCTTTTTGGTTATCTCCTTGAAGTTGTGCATCACAGTAAGGCATGTAGCTCTTAACATCATCGTAACGATATCAACCGTCATTTTCTCCAAGGTTTTTCTGTTGGCAGCATCACAAAGCTCTTTATCCAAGTCGCTCATTTTGGCATCCTGCCTAAAGGCTTTCTTTGCAGCTGCTCTTCTCAAAGCTCTATTTACGCTCATGCTTTTCTCCTTACGGCAGCTGGTTGAGCTGCTCTTCTTCAAGACATTTATACTGAGGCGTTATACAGCGCTGGCTGTTCTCATAGCGCCATTCACACTCTCCCTGCGCCGGGTTCGTGCGCAACGCATGGCATGAAAGACCTAAACGATGAAATAGCTTGCGTCTTGGGCAATCTGCCACTACATCACCCTGAGGGCAGCTGTAGCAATGAAGGCTTGCTGCATCCACCAAGTCCAGAAAATCTTCCTGAGCTATTGTATATGTACGTCCGTTGTCATCCTTGTCTACGCGTGCATCATCATAGCTGTAAACCTTTATTCCGATATTCTGCGAGCGTCTGGCTACTTTTTTCTTTTCAAGTTCATCCAGATCAGCTATTCTGGCATCAATAATCTTGCCGGCATAGCTCTTGATTGTTTTCATGTATTTGCGCCAGTCTTTATCAGTTGTAGCGGCATCATCCAGAATGCGTTCCATGATCTGGACCACAGAGCTCAACCACATCAGCTGATTGAGCTCTGCACTGGCCATATAGGGTGCGTGTTTCATGCTTTCACCTTCTCCAGCTCAGCGCCAATGATTTCATGCAGTGCTGCCAGCTCTTCCAACGAAAGAGTAATACCTTTGGCAGGCTCTCCGCTGCGGGTCCAGGGACGCAGGTCATACTTTGCTGCGTGACCGTCCCACTCAACCAAATTCAGCTGCTTAACGTAGCCTTTGCCAATCTGCGGCAGTTCACCAATCTTGCGTACAATTTTATACTGAATAATCATTGCTTTTCCTCCAATACTTCAACCAGCTTCTTGAAATACCATTCGGCCTTCTTGACGTCCTCAACTCCGCCTTTTTTGTTATAGCGGTACAGGTATTTCACGATGTTTCCGATGCAGAAGGCTTCAAGGCCTTGTTTGTCCTCGGTCATAACATCAACGATGTCAATGCATTCCATCTTTCCGCCGGTGTAGTGTGCCGGATGATTAACAACGTCATTTTCTTCATAGTCCTCAATGGCAGCCTTCAGCATACTTGCCGCATCAGCCAGATATTTTTCGCTGCTTTCTTCTTCGCACTTTTCAGGCTCAGCAGCTTCAGCGAACACTTCAGCCGGTTCTTCTTCAACATCTGCAGGATCTACTTCTACCGGAATGGGTGTTTCAATACGCGTCACCTTCAGCTTATGGTCCTTCATCAGCTTCTTCTTAAGGTCATCGCAGCTCATACGCTTACACGCTACCGGGACTTCATCTTCAAAATAATCTTCGTCCCACAGTCTGGCAAATTCTTCCTTGCTCAGCTCCAGCGCATCGCAGAACTTATTCAGCTGCTTCTCGGTCAGCGCCTCGATACCTTCTTCATCAAGCGACTTCACTACACTGTAGCTCATGCCCAGCTCTTTCAGAAAATTACTTGTCTTCATCCCTGTCTTCTCTTCGATGAATCTTTTGAAATTGTCACGGAAAACCATAACTTCACATCTCCTTATATTTCTTTAAAATTTATATCCGGATAGCGGTACAGCAGTATCTTCTTTTTCAGCAGGTACTCCTTTGTCTTGTAGCCTTTTGTGTCTATAACAGCTGTCGACCCGTCAGCGTACGTTACCACAAAATCAGCAACGTATTTTATAGCCCTGATGGTCTTGCCGGCACACTTGAACTTAGGCTGCAGCTCATAGGGGACCTGCAATGAGAACTCTTTGACCTCTCCAGCCATCTTCAGCACCTTCAGTTCGCAGTAGAAGTTGCCTTCCTTCTGGCTGTCAAATGTTATGCCGTCTATAACCACTTTCCGGTTATTGTACTTTGTCAAAACGGAATCTCCTCATCGAACGGCATCTGCTGGCCAAAATTTTCCATGCCCTGAGGCTCAGTCTGTTCTTTACGTTCGATAAACTCGAAGCGGTCAGCAACAACCTCTGCAGCAGTACGCTTGTTGCCATTCTTGTCCGTATACTGACGGATTTGCAGACGGCCTTCCAGCAAAATGCGCTGGCCTTTATGTACGCTTTTGCCAAGCACTTCAGCGCTTTTGCCCCAAATCTGGCAGGCGATGAAATCCACTTCCCTCTTTCCGTTCTGTGTATATGGTCTGTCTACAGCCAATGTAAAGCTGGCGACCACTTTCCCGCTCTGGGTACTTCTGATGTCTGCATCTTTCGTAAGACGTCCCAGCAAAACAATATTGTTCATTCACTCACTCCTTAAATCTCCTGCATCCCTTTATGCGGTCACACTGTCTAAGCACAGCCTGCCGTCTAAGACGCTCCTTGCCTACCTCTATGGCATATAATTCACCTTGACGTTCCCTGATTTCGGCAGCCTTAAGCCTGTCCTGTTCAGCACGCCATGCAAGATAATGTTCGCAGTGCGCATGGCAGTTTGCTCGCCGCTCCTGGCACCCTCTGCATCTCATTTACGCACCTCGATTCTGTCCAGTACATCGCTCATGCTTGTCAGCCCCTTCGGCTTCGGAGCCGATGGCTGCAGCAGCCCGGTTTTGTTCCTGCCCAAAATATACTCGTTGTGGCCGTGCTCTTTGGTTCTCCGGCACACATCCTCATACATCCGGCGGACCTGAGCCCGCACTGTGGGCATGTCCTCAGCCAAGGTCATCTGCAGATCATGCCAGCCGAAGCTCCTCACAGCAAGCTCGATTTCTATCCTGCTGAATACCGGAGTATGTCCCCAAGGAGTCGACTGCATGGCACGTTCAATCTCATTCCATGCTTCATCCCATTCGCGTACTCTGGTACTGTCATCCGCCGTGCCCATAAGGCTTTTGCTGGCATCTACGACCTCTGCGATTGACGGCAGAAATTTGCTCTCCAGCAGCAGCTTCTTCACTGCCTTGCTGAGGATTTCGTTCGTGATATCTCCCAGAACCTTGGTATAAATGGCCTGCCGGTGTGCATCGTTCGCCTGTCCGAAGGCTCCGAACAGCATACCTACAATCTGTCCGCGTCTTTCTTCGTCACAAGTCAATAATTTCACCGCTTTCTAAAAGCTGCAGTGCTTCTGCTGTAGTCTCTACAACATCGTTTCCGCGCCCCTTATGCTTTTGCGGCGCCCGGAAGGTCTTGCCCTCCTTGATGTTGACTGCGACCTTTTCAACATACCTGAAGCCCTTGGCGTTATTCCTGCCGCCGATTTCGGCAGCCTTACAGAATATGTCCAGACCAACTTCGTCAACTAACGATTGAACCAGCTCTGCCAGCATAGGTGTTGCAATCGTGCCCATGTTCTTTTCGTAGCACTCCACCGCTTGCGTGTAGACGGCCCGTCCGTTCTCCCTCCGCTCACTGTGTTCCTGGTTAACCTTGCCGGGCAAACTGGGTTGCTCGCGCGCGTTCTCCCCATCATCCTCTTGAATAGGGGTTTGAATAGGTATTGTTGTTTCATTTTGAAACACCCCTGTTTCATTTTGAAACACCCTTGTTTCATTTCGAAACAGCCTGTTGCATTTTGAAACACCCCCTGTTTCATTTTGAAACAGGTCTAAAATTTCATCCGTCAGCGTATACCATGTAGTTTTATCCCAACGCATTTTGTTGAATGCGTCAGTTTTTATGGCTCCGGCTTCTTCTAATTTTTTCAAGGCTCTATGAACCTTAGAGAAAGACAGATACGGATGAGCTTCTGCAATCTTGCGAACGCTGCCATACACCCAATACCGTCCGTCGTGGTATTTGTCTTTCTCCTTCTTCTTCTGGCTGTTGTTAATCCAGAAAAAGAAGTAATCAAGCAGCAGCGCTTCTACTATCCCGTAGCGTTCAGCAAATTCCACGCTGAAGCTGTGTTTTTTCATAAGCACCGCCTCCAGGATGGTAAGCGTGCCAGCAATCTTACATATTTCATCAAGGCTTTGCGTCTTCTCATTTTGCACCCCATTCCTTAAGCATCAGGTCTTTGTCTGCCTCTGAAAGTGTTTCTATGCCCAGCTCGGCAGCTTCACTGAGCACGCCTTCCAACAGCACGCTGAATTCCTTGCTGTTGTAGGTATGGCTGCCGAAATAGCATTGCAGCTGCACAGCCTTCTGACCGTTGATTGTGATTTCGCCCAGTTCCCTGACTGTCCGCCACTCCTGCTTCACCCGCTCTACAGCAGCAGGCTTTACACAGACGTGGGTATATACGCCGTAGCGTTCCAGCATCATCAGGTATACGCTGTCTTTATCGGTTTTCAGCACGGCAGCCATCCTGCCCAGCAGCTCCCAAAGATAAGCGTTAGCGTTAAGGCTGCGTCTTTTACGCTTTATCTTGATTTCAACTTCCAGTATCTTTCCGCTATTCGCTGCCTGCTGAAGCTCCCCGGCCAGTGCGATCAGCGCCGCCGGTATCGGTATCTGCAGACAGCCGGCAAAGAAGTTTATAATCTTGGTTTCAAATTTCATCTGTCATTTCTGAGGTAGTTTTTCCCTACGTTCATCATCCAATGGTCCCGCGAGTGCGTTTCCTCATAAATTGACTGCGCTATGCGCTTCAGATCATTAAGTATGTTAACGCCACCGGAGGAATGCACCGCATTAGGTCCCATTGTGTGGCAGTCATTGCAAAGCGGTACTACAAGCCCCAGCCTGTCCGATGCTTTGCGTTTGGCTCCGGGAAGCATGTGATGAACGCACTCCGCAGGCCTGCCACACAGATAGCAGTGCTCAAAATCATCAGTTATTATCGACTTAACCTTGCGCATCGGTACTCCCCAGAAGCTCCTTGATAGCCGGATGAGCAAGCCTGTACTGCTCCAGCCCAGCCATTTTTGCAAGCAGCTCAGGTTCCACGTCCTGAATCTTCTTGTACACGCCACCTTTGAGGACCACGCTGACAGTACCGTCAGAAGCGATATGAACAAAGCGGTCACCCTGCTGACGCTGCTGCTCCGGCTGGGGTGCTTCCGGACGACAGGCTGCATTGCCGTCATCGTCTTCCTGCGACAGTCCAAGGATTGCCGCCAGCGAATAGCGTCTTGCATAGGTAATGGCACTGCCTACCCCTTGAATATCAGCCTTAGCCACCGGGTAGTTTGCCGAGTTGCTGATATACTGACCGCTGCTGTGCATCAGCAGTGTAGTAACAGTAATGGTTTTATCCGGCACGCCCATGCCGTCATACAGCTGGCTGATGCTCAGGCCGTACTTGCTGAGCGGTTCACGCACCGCATTAAGGATTTCCGCAAGGTCTGCGTATTTGCTTTTAAAGAACGGGTTATCGGAAGTCTTGCCCGCATTCTTCATCTCGCCCTGCGCTTTGGCCAGCGCCGTGGCCAGCTCGTTGATGTTTTCACTCATTTGCATATTTTGCCCTCTCTTTCTGCCTGCTTCAGCAGGTTATAAACTGTAACCGCTGCATTCGCATTAAAAACACAGCAGGATTTGTAGCCTAACGGGTATACACTGCTGGCATAGTAGCTGTCTGCATCCGGACGGTAATAACCGAAATTTTGGCGGCGGCAGCTGCCATCAAATTTGCAGTTACTGCATGAGCGGTACTGATTGAGGAACGTTTCCCGCGTTACCGGTTTTTCATTGGCTGCTTTCTTGCGCGTCAGGCCGTCTGCCAGCGCTTTTACTTCTTCTGGTGTAAGCATTGTCTTTCTCCTATCATCCGTGTTATAATAGGGTTGAAGTTGGAACGGAAAACCATAACTTCACCCTTACCGCTGATGGCGCTAGCATCAGCGGTTTTTTCTTTGTCTGCGTTCATCTGCGCACCTCAATGGGAATCAGCACGATGTCCCCCGGCTGAAGGTCACCCTTCAAGTTGCTGATTTTCTTTGTATAAAAGATGACCTCGCGAATATCTCTGCTGTCGCCCTCGTGCTCCATTACAGAGCCCACCAAATGCCAGAGCGTATCGCCCTCTCCGGCAACGGTCTTGACAACATAATTATCAACCGGACGCGTTGCATCCCATGCAGCCCAAACGCAGCAGGCTGCGAGCATTGCGATTAAGATTTTTTTCATGCTAATCACTCTCCCGAACACATTTCGTGCAAATAATCGTCAATTGCAAATGCCGGAACAAAGCGGCGGCTGTTACGGACAACATACTTCAGACGGCCAGCGTCCATCTCTTCTCTGACGAATGCTGCGGAACAGCAAAGCAGGTATGCAGCTTCGCCAGTTGGGTAAAGCATTCTGCGCGGAATCTCTCTGCGCTCTTTCGGAGCAGCTTTTTTAATCGTTCTTGCCATGATTGAACCCTCTTTTCTTGGTATTCTTCGTGTTATACAGTTAGTAGATTTTATACCAGACATCATTGTTGAAACTCCCCAGTCTCGTTATGCTGCGCTGGTCTACGCTCGGCTACATCTTTACCAACGAACCACGGTTGCCCGCCTTTGTCGATAATACGGACACTGCCAAATGCAGCAGATGTAAAAGTTTGTAATTCGTTCATTTTGCACCTCCTTAGGTGTTTTATACTCCTTAAACGCCGCCCATTTTGTAGACTATTTGTCTACATCGCAGGCAAAAAAAATTGCTTCCTTTTCGCTTAATTTAGAAATTCTAAGCAAATCGCACATTTTAGAAATTTCACCAGCGTTGAACGGGACTTCATTGTTAATTTTTCTTTTTAATGTTTGATATGTAACTTTAAGTTCCGCTGCAATTCTGGCTTTTTTCAATCCACTATCTGCAATAGCTTTTTCTAATTTGACTGTATCTGTCACGTTATCGCCTCCCTTTTGTAGACATCTTGTCTACACCACTATTATATTTCTTTGTTTCCTGTTTGTCAACAAAATTTTAGTGATTTTGTTGCATTTTTTTCTACACGATGTTACAATAAATTTAAACAAAAAGGAGAGTGAACACAATGACCACTATAGGAGACCGTATAAAAGCACGTAGATTAGAATTAGATATGTCGCAAGATGAATTAGCAAGATTAGTTGGATATAAATCTCGTTCATCTATCAATAAAATTGAAAGTGACGGCAGATTATTGCCTCAAAGAAAAATCATGGAAATTGCAACTGCACTGAATACAACACCAGCATATATTATGGGGTGGGAAGAATCCAATCAAGCAGAAGCTCCCTCAGTCCCCCTCACCCCCCGCGATGAACGCCAAATCGCCGCCGACCTCGAAAAAATGCTTGCCGACCTCGACAGCAAAAACTCTATGGCTGCCATGGGCGGTACCGTTGAAGATGATGAAGACAGAGAACTACTGAAAGCAAGCCTGCAGGCTACCATGCGACTGGCAAAGAAAATCGCCAAAGAAAAATACACTCCTAAAAAATATCGCCACGAAGAGGAATAATATAATGGATATCAAGGCTGCTGTGAAGCAGCTTACACATAAGCACAAAACAAATAACCCCTATGAGCTGGCGCAGCTGCTGAACATCATCGTCATGTACGCAGAGCTTGGCAGCACATGGGGCTACTACACTACATATAAGCGTTCCAAGTTTATCATCATTAACCAGAACATATCCGAAGAATTGCAAGCATACACCTGCGCCCATGAGCTTGGGCACAGTGTTTTACATAAAGGCGTGTCGACGCCATTCCTCAAAGCCCACACCCTTTTCAGCATAGAGAAAATAGAACGGCAGGCCAACACCTTCGCCGTGGAACTGCTCCTGCCGGATGAGCTGCTGCAGCAGTACCCGGAAACTTCCATCCACCGCCTTGCTGACATGGTAGGCGTGCCGATGGGGCTGGAAGTGCTGAAGAAGTAAAATAGAACTTGGCAAAAACAGCCATTTTTACCAAAGACGTTAGGCATAAAAAAATACCGCCAGCTGGATGCTGACGGTGGGGAATAAACAAAAAGAAAGGACTGTTGAATTATGAATAACAAATGTACACTTTACATCGATGAAGCTGGCGATTTAGGTTTTAACCGCGGCACTCAATGGTTTGTTTTATCTGGTGTAATTGTAGAGAAAAATGACGAACCTTTGATTCGCAACATTATGAAAAACATTAAAAGCAAACTCAACATGAACAATATTCATTTTCGCAACATGAAAGCTGAGGAAATGCGCCCAGATAATAATTATTTGAAAAATAAAACAATCTGTAAAAAGATATAAAAAAAGAACCCCCAGCGCGACTACCACATGTTGAACATGCTGGTGAATTCACCCTCGCGTTTATCTGGCGGCGTTCTTTTCACTAATATTATAGCAATTAAATATGAATTCGTCAATAAGGCTAACCCTTGACAATTCCTAAAGTAAGTATCAAGACTTACCATAAACTCTTAACTAGCAAAACAAAAAAGCGCCCGGTGTTACCAGCACCGAGCGCAGTGCGGAGCGTGTTACCAGCACGCAGCCGCTTTGTAATCCCTCAATTCATGGCAAGAACAAGAGCTGATTACCTTTTTATTATATCAGAATTTAATCAGCTCTGCATAAGTAAAATTAGTAAAGGAGCTGATTTTTATGGCTATCATTACCAAAAAAGGCAGGCCAAAGCCCTACAGCTACAGCATCTGCACCGATGAAATACTGCCTACCGGCAAGCACAAATACATTTATGGTCCATACTTTGCCACCAAAAAAGAAGCTAAGGAAGCTGAGGCCATAGCAATATCTCAATTATCACAGGGCACTTATATAGAGCCGTCAAAAGTCACTGTCAATGAACTGCTTGATGCTTTCATTGCATCTAAATCAGATCTGAGTCCCGGTTCCCTCTACCCCATGCGCAGTTTTGCTAAAAGGATTGGACGGCAGCCTTTAGGAAGTATCCAGCTTAATAAGGTTACACTTATACATGTAGAAAAATATAGAGCCTTCCTTTTAAGCGAATCCGGTCTTTCTGCCCAAACAATCAGAGAAGACCTGAGCTTTTTAAAATCTGCCTTCGAATGGGCTGTATCTGCAGATTTGATTTACAGAAACCCGGCACGCAAAATCAAACTTCCACCAAAGCAGCCTCCCAAGGGAATGCATGTACCTATCGAAATACTGCTGCAGATTCTGCGCATTATCAAAGCATTTGATTACAGTAATCTTTATATGCCGTTTCTGCTTGGCGGTATGTGCGGCATGCGTATAAGCGAAACCCTGGCAGTTCGTGCTAATGTCCTTGATTTCAGGGAAGTATCCGTAACCAATAACCTTCTGCGCCACAATGGCGTAATGCAGTTTTCCAAGACCAAAACGCGTACCAGTATAAGGGAAATCCCCATGCTTAACTTTGTACGTCACGAAATAAACGAATACCAAAGCTACATTGCCCAAGCCGAGAAAGAAGCCATAAACAGGTACAACCTGTTATTAAGCACTCCCGGATGTATTGCGGTAGATGATGCTCCCTGGCGTAACAACCTAGGTTTGCTAATAGTCTTTCCGGATAATGGTCGCCCAATGTGCCGCGATCATGTTGAACGGCGTTGGCGCAGATTGAAAAAACAGTGTCCGGAATGGCTGAAGCTGCTTGAAAAATATCCTCTTCTGGCCAAGATGCGGCACCATGATTTCCGGCACAGCTTTGGCAGCAATCTTAGGGACCGCGGCGTAGACATTGTTGACATCTGTGAAATTCTTGGTCACAGTGATGTTTCTTTCACAGCAAGAACCTACGCACTGCCTTTAGAAAATACTCATCAAAAAGCTATGGATAAATACGAAAACGCCATCAAAGGACTGCTGCCATAAAAAATAAAGCCTGCTATTTCATTAAGTTGAAAAGCAGGCTTTTTCTAATACGTTCTAAAGTGTTCTAAATAGGCAGTTGGAGCAAATATTGGACAAATATTGGACAAAGCAGTATTTTTCTCATTTTCCTTTCGTCCTTTAAATCTTCAGCATACAAAAAGAACCGCATTCTCATGCGGTTCCTAAGTTTTAAATTTGGTCGGGGCGG